ATGGCCTGTTTATACCCCAAAACGAGTCGCTAAGTCATGATTAAGGAGCAAGAAGTCATCATTGGTGCATCATCGGCTGAAATCGTCTCAGATCGGCCCACATCGGTTTTTTTGCCGGTAACAGCTCCACGAATCCACTCACCGCTCAATGATTTGCCTTCACGCGGCTTTGAACTGATTGATTTCGCTGAGCAGATTATCTCGGGCGGTTTTATGCCGTGGCAAAAGTGGCTGGCCGAACACTCGCTCAAGGTAAAGCCGGACGGCCGGTATCAACATCCCATTTCAGTTGCCACAGTTGCCCGGCAAAATGGAAAGAGCACATACATGATGGCTCGGATCATGATGGGTCTTTTCCATTGGGATGAATCGTTGCAAGTTTCCACAGCTCACCGGCTGGTCACATCGCTGGAGCAATTTCGGGCCATTGTGCAGATCATCGAGGAAAATGCCGATTTGGCCAATCAGGTAAAGCGAATCCGCTGGCAACATGGAGCCGAGGAAATTCAAACACTTAAAGGCAATCGATTCATCATTAAAGCTGGTGGTTCGGCAGCTCGTGGATTATCAAAGCCGGAAAGCATCCACATGGATGAGATTCGAGAGTTGCACGACATGGAGACTTTTGCCGCAATGCGATACACATTGATGGCTGCTAAGAATCCGCAAGTCAATTGCTTTTCCTCAGCCGGTGATTCTCACTCAGTTGTTTTAAATCAGCTGCGCGAAAGAGGTTTGGCGGCATCTAGCGGTGCAACCGATGATGTGGGCTATTTTGAGTGGTCTGCACCGACTGATGAAATTTCACTAGAAAATGCAGCTTTTGCCAATCCCGGACTCAACATAACAATCCACCCAGACAACATCCGCGCCGTTTTCAATGATCCTCCCGATGTCGTAATGACCGAGGTATTAAATCGATGGGTACAGACAATTTCCAGCGTGGTCGGAGCCAAAGAGTGGCAAGAGTGTGGCGATGAAACCATTGATCTTGATGAGGATAAATTGACATGGATGGCCATTGACATTTCACCGGACAGAAAACACGCCGCATTGGTGGCAGCTCAAAAACTTGGATCGGAATCCTTTATCGTAAAGCTATTGCACACATGGGAAAACAGCATCCAGCTAGATGATCGAGCGATTGCCAATGATGCAGCTAGTTATTGCCGCAAATACCCAATTGAGTATTTGTTGTATAGCCGCCGAACATCCGGAGCCGTTGCCGCTCGTATGCAGCCGGCTGGTATCCCGATCCATGACATGGACAGCGATTATCCACAAAGTTGTGACGAGCTTTTGGGTGCAATTAATTCGGGCAGGCTTAAGCACCGGAATCAGGCATCGCTAACCGAGCAAATGCTGTCAGCGGTGCAATTGCGGCGTGGCGATGGCGGTTGGGTCATTGGTAGGCGAGCAAGCCAATCGGCTGTCTGCGCTGCCGTAGCAGCCGCGCTATGCACACATTTCGCGACACGCCCAGAAACGGAAATTGACATTTTAGTGGGTTGATCCTTGACATTTTGAGAAAATAGGTGCATGGGATTATTTGATCGAAAGCGCACCATTGAAACTGTCGCGATTTCGCACGGAGCCGATGTAGCTGCACAAATTGGGCCAGCTCCAACGCTTGATGCATTTTTTCCATTTGGTGGAGCTGATTATCTTGCAAGCCGTGAGGAAGCAATGTCGGTGCCAGCGATCGCACGCGCTAGGAACATGATCTGCAATTCGATCGCGACCATCCCCATGGTCACACGCGACAAAGCAACTGGTCAGGTTGTTGATTCGCCCGTTGTAATCAATGATCCGGATAAGCGCGTACCCGGCGCAGCATCATGGTGTTGGGCAGCTGAGGATTTGTTATTTACGGGATTTTCTTATTTTCAGATCATGGATTTGTTTGCCGACACAGGCCGCGTGCGACAAATGTGGCGTGTTGCTCCCAATCGTGTCGGTGTATTTTTAAATTCAATCGGCACGCAAATTGAGTATTACACAGTCGATGGATCGCGCGTGCCAGATTCCGGGCCGGGAAGTTTGATTGTTTTTTACGGAAACGATGAAGGATTGTTGAACCGAGCCGGCCGCACTATCCGGGCCGGTGCGGAACTTGAGCGTGCGGCGGCAATGTATGCACGCGAACCGGTGCCATCAATGGTATTAAAATCAAACGGAACAGCATTGCCAGCCGATCGCATTGCAAAACTTTTGGATGCATGGGGAGCCGCTCGCCGTAATCGTGGCACGGCATTTTTAAACGCGGATGTCGAACTTACGACTGTTGGATTTACACCAGAGCAAATTGGCCTTAATGCTGCACGCGAAATTATTGCTACAGAATTAGCACGGGCTGTTGGAATCCCGGCTTACTTTATTGATGCGCCGACTGGATCATCCATGACTTATGCAAACGCCAGCACGGCGCGTCAAACTTTGTTGGACTTTTCATTATTGCCGTTGATGAACAGCATTGCCAGCCGTTTATCAATGCCGGACTTTACGCCATCAACACAGCGCGTTGAATTTGATCTTAAGGCTTATTTACGCGGATCAGAAAAAGAGCGTGCCGAGATTTACAAGATTTTATTTGACATCGGTGCAATCACAACCGAGGAAATTAGACAAATGGAGGAAATGATCTCATGAAGCTAACAACACCTATGCAAATCACGGCAGCTGATTCCGACTCACGGACAATCACGGGCCGCATTGTTGCGTTCAACGAACACGCAAATGCATCAACGGGAAAGGTTGTTTTCGCTCGCGGATCAATCGTGCCACAAGATGTCTTTTTAAACCTTGAACATGACATCACACGCCGAATTGGCAAAAGCATTGCTATGAGTGTCAATGACAAAGAAATGACAGCCACATTTAAGATTGCGAACACCACAGCCGGCAACGATGCATTGATTGAAGCTATGGAAGGTTTACGCGATGGCTTTTCAATTGAATTGGCCGTTGATGATTACGAAATGCAAAAGGATGGAACAATGAAAGTCAAAAATGGCCAGCTAGTAGGCGTGGCACTTGTTACAGAGCCGGCTGTTAGATCAGCTCGTGTCTCAGAAGTAGCCGCATCAGAAGATTCTGAAACTCAAGAAGTATCAGATACAACAAACCCAAATGAAGGAGACAAAGTGGACAACACTACCGAACCAGTCGCTCCTGCCGTTGAACCGGTAGCAGCTCCAGAAGTCGCACCTGTACAGGCATCACGACCAGCCTATTACACAGCACCACGCAGCCCAATCGTGAACAAGGTTTCATACCTTGAGCATTATTTAAAGGCAACAATTTTGCACGATGAGGATTCACGCCAGTATGTAAAGGCTGCCGATAACACCACATCAACAGCACCGGGCATGATCCCAACACCACAAAGCACACAGATTGTAAATGCATTGGCAAATGCTGATCGTGGCATGATTGATGCGCTAAGCCGCGAAACACTTGTCGGCGAAGGCATGACATTTGAAATTCCACGCGTTACAGGCGTACCAACTGTGGCAAATGTTGCAGAAAATGCAGCTGTCACAGAATCAAATCTTTCAGCCACATTTTTGAGCGTGCCTGTTCAAAGCTTCAAAGGTAGAGCCATCAGTACGGTGGAACTCATCGACCGATCACGGCCGGAATACCTAACAGCACTTTTGCAAAATCTTGAATTTGCTTACGCAAAAGTAACCGATGAATTTGCCGTTGGAACAATTGCGGCAGCTGGACAACAGACCGGTGTTAATGCAAACACACCAACCGGATTTTTGGGTTACACATCTCAAGCAGCCGGAGCCGTTTATTCATCATCACTTGGATTTGCTCGTAATATCGTCGTGAGTCCCGGACAATGGACAAACATAATGGGGTATTCGGATAATGGCTCACCGCTATACAACGCAGCTCAACCATCAAATGCAGCTGGAAATGTTCGCGGAGACTCATTGCGCGGTGTAGTTTCACCGGGCCTCAATCTCTTTGTTTCTCGGTCAATTGGTAACGCTGGCCCAACAACATCAACCGGCGATTTCTCAATGGTTGTTGTGAATCCAGATGCATGGACATGGTATGAAAGCCCACGCTTTAACCTACGCACTAACATCAACAGCGATGGCACAATCGACATCCTGTATTACGGTTACGGCGCAATCGCACCAAAGATTCCATTTGGCGCATGCTGGAACCAAAACTAACAATCAGACATCGGTAGCGGTCGCTCCCGAACGCTAACGATACGAAAGGAACCGAGATGCCAGCGATAGTCACAGCCTCACAGCTACGATCAATTCTTGGTGTCTCGGTTTCCTTGTATTCTGACGCACAATTGGATTCTTTTATAGATTCCGCTGAACAAACAATTCTGCCGTTACTTACTC